TTTTGATAGTTTTTTGGGGTTTGTATGGCAACAGCTTCATGTTCTGTAGACATTGATTTATATATGTTTGTTGGTTTTTAGGTGTCGATGTTTTATAAATTGGTTTTTTAATGGATAAACATGCGGATAATATTGAACCGCTGCATGGAGTACGATTAACTGTAGCAGCTCTGGCTCGTGAATTTGAAGTTTCAAGGGATACTGTAACACGGAGATTCAACTCGGCATTTGTAATGCCATTTGGGAAAAACGAAAGGGGTTACCCGGTTTACAGACTAAAAGACGCCGCGATTGCCATTCTCGGTGTGATGACTGAGAAGCAAAATTGGGACAGCATCGACCCATCCTGTTTGCCGCCTGCAGAACGGGCGCAACTGGCAAAAGCCAGGCTTGATGAAACCCGCAAGAAGCTTGAGGATTTGAAAGTCGATAGCGCTGAGGGCACGTTGGTTAGTGTTGAAGATTGCCGCCAGCAGATGGCATTTATGAAAAACGGCATAGTCCAAATGATTGATACATTGCCCGATATACTCGAACGCGATTGTGATTTGTCGTCTGAAGTCGTCAGCAAGATCGAAATTATCTGTGATGCCGAGCGCAACAAGCTGGCAGAATATTTAATGCAATGAGCATGATGTCGGCGGCGGTTATACGCCGTGAAGTGGCTGCATCGATCCGTCCGCCAATACGCATGAGCGTTAGCGATGCGGCCAGCAAGTATGTCAAGGTCAGGACTAGCTCCGGCGGCGTATCGAATTGGGATCGTGAACTCACGCCCTACATGGTTGAGCCTATGGATTGCCTTTCCAGCCGTGAATATGAATCGGTGATATTTGCCGGCCCTGCCCAAAGTGGCAAAACTCAAGCACTTTGTGATGGATTTGTCGGGTACATGGTTATGTGCGATCCGTCCGACATGATGATTCTGCAAACTTCTGGAGACACTGCACGCGATTTCGACATTCAGCGGCTGAAGCGTTTGCATCGGTACAGCCCTGAGATCGGCGGACAACTCGCACCAGGTAGCAAGTCGAATAATACTTTCGACAAAATTTACCGTTCCGGCAACGTGCTTTTTTTAGGATGGCCATCGATCAACAAATTATCCGGAAAGCCCTTAAAGTTCATGGCGCTGACCGATTATGACCGGATGCCGGAAGACATTGATAAGGAAGGATCGCCGTACAGCCTGGCGCACAAACGGACGCAAACATTTTTAAGCCGTGGCATGACGTTAGTTGAATCATCGCCTGGGTACGAAATACTCAACCCGCGCTGGACGCCATCCACGCCCCACGAAGCCCCGCCAACCAGAGGGGTTTTGTCGTTATATAACATGGGCGACAGGCGGCGGCTGTATTGGCCCTGCCCTGATTGCGGCGAATTCTTTATGCAACCGCCAGGGATAGAGGGATTTTCCTATGCTGAAAACCACGATGTATTCGGCATGGTCGATCCCGGCATACTAGGCAATGTCGGCGTGCCGTGCCAGATATGCGGCGTTATTATTGCCGAAAGCCATAAACGGGCAATGATCAGCAAAGCGGTTTGGGTTCCTGAAGGCTGTAAAATTGAAAACGGAAAAGTCGTAGGAACACGCCGCAAAACAAAAATCGCCTCATTTTGGATGCCTGGCGCAATGGCCGCCTATCAATCCTGGCGCTCCATCGTTCAAAATTATTTAAATGCGCTGCAAGAATATGAGATCACGGGATCTGAACAAGCGTTAAAAACCAAAGTCAACGTTGATATGGGCGCACCGTATCTGCCAAGGCGTCTGGTGTCGGACATCAACGCAGCCGACTACGAAAAACGTGCGGAAGATTTGCCGAAGCGTGAAGTTTGCGCAGGCGTCCGATTCCTTGTGGCTGCTGTTGACGTACAGAAATACAAGTTCGTTGTCCAGGTAATTGGCTATGGTGTCAAGGATGAAAGCTGGCTGATAGATCGCTTTGATATTACCCAGTCGGAGCGTAAAAGCCATGACGGTTTTTTGCCGATTGATCCGTCCGGTTATCTTGAAGACTGGTTCCTGCTTGAAAAAAAGGTCATAACTAAGCGTTACCCGATGGCCAATAAGTTAGGTCAGGAAATGGGCATACTGATGACGGCGTGCGATTCAGGCGGCAAGGATGGTGTTACAGAGAGAGCCTATAAATTTTGGCGGGAGATGAAGAGAAAAGGTTTTCACAAAAAATTTATCCTGGTTAAAGGCGAGCGCCCCAAGCGCAACTCGAACAAGCCGAAAATAACGCTGACTAGCCCGGACAAAACCAGTGCCGCCGCCAGAAACGCAAAAGTTACCGACGAGCTGCCGCTGTGGCTGATCAACACCACGATCATCAAGGACAATATCCGCGCTAATCTTGACCGGATTGAGCATGGACAGAACTACATCCACTTCCCGGACTGGCTCAGCAACAAATTTTACGAAGAACTGACTGCAGAAATCCGGGACGAGGATGGCTGGAACAAAACACCAGGCGCAAGCAACGAAGCGTTTGACCTGCTGTGCTATGCCTACGCTGCCTATCTGGTCAAACTGCACGGCCACTGGCAAAAAGAAATCAACTGGGAATCGCCGCCGCCCTGGGCTCAATCCTGGGATAGCAACAGCGAAGTTTATAAAATAGGCACATCCGTTATTGACAAAAGCCATGAAGTCAAAGCGGAACCCATTGCCAGGCAAACACGATTCAGGACAAAACACTAAATGGCCTATACCCAAACCGACCTTGATAACATCGAAAAAGCTATCGCCAGTGGTCAGCGCTCGATGCAATACAACGGACGCCGCATAGAATGGCAAACCACAGCCGATATGCTCAAAGCCCGAGACACAATAAAAAAAGAAGTCGATGACGCCGCATCAAAAGAAACCGGTGTTGAACGCCCTCGCGGATACCGTACAAGAACACACAAAGGCTATTGATGACAAGGCCACTACAATATAAAAAAAGGCAATCAATGATTGTTGATGCCAGAGGCAATCCTCTTGAAATAAGCAACGCCGCCTATGAAGCCAGCTCTTCAGGCCGCCGATTAAATTCATTTGATGCGCCCAACATGGGGCCAAACCTTGCGGCAACGGCAGAACTTAACCTTCTGCGCAACCGGATGCGGGCAAGTGTCCGTAATAATCCGTGGATGTCACGTGGGTTAAAAGCGGATGTTGCCAACGAAGTTGGCAACGGCATCGTACCGCGATCAAAAGCCAGCAACAAACAGTTTCAAAAAGACATCCGTGAGTTATGGAATAACTGGATTAAAGTTGCCGATGCCGGTGGAATATTGAATGCTTACGGCTTGCAATGGGCGGCGGTGCGGGCAAGAAAAGAAGGCGGTGAAGTTTTTATTCGCATTCGTCAGCGTTTACCAGTTGATAATCTGCCCGTTCCCGTGCAGTTTCAATTACTGGAATCTGAATATTGCCCGATTTATTTAACCAACTGGTACGCATCAAACGGCAACGAGATTATTTCAGGCATAGAAGTTGACGCAATTGGAAGACGGGTAGCGTATTGGATGTACAAAAAGCATCCCGCTGAAAGAAACAGTTTCAGTGATTTAGTGCGCGTTCCGGCTGAGCAGATCATCCATCATTACATTCCACTGCGGCCTGGCCAAATGCGCGGCGAACCGAACGCAATACAGTCCATTGTCAGGGCGCATTTATTTGACAAATACGACGATGCCGAATTAGGCAGGAAAGAGACAAGGGCGCACTACACCGGCGTTATACACCGGCCAGATTACGGTCAGGACGATTATAAATTCGATCCTATATCCGGTTTGCCAATTTCAGAAGATGAAGGCGGCGTGCCCCAACTTGATCTTGAGCCGGGAACCTTCCCCAGCCTGTTGCCGGGAGAAGAAATTGAACTCTTTGACGGTGATCCAGGTAACGTCGGTTACATGGAATACCAGCGTCAACAGTTGTTAAGCGTTGCCGCCGGTATGGATGTTCCTTATGAACTGGCAACCGGAGATTACGGACAGATAAATGACCGGGTTTGGCGGGCAGTAATGAACCAATACCGCCGGGAAGTCGAACAAACACAGGATTTATTCACGATCCAGCAAGTTTGCCGGGTTATGTGGGAAACATTTGTTGATTCTGCTGTGCTATCAGGGGCAGTTTCAGCGCCAAATTACGATACCCAGCGCCTGGATTACCTTAATGCCGATCATAGGGCACCGGCCTGGGCTTATATCAACCCAATGCAGGATGCACAAGCAATGGCCTTGCTGAAAAACGAAGGCTTCGAGTCACGCAGCGGCCTGATTGCAGAACGCGGCTGGGATGCAGAAGACGTTGACCAGCAACGCGCGGATGATGCGGCGCGGGAAAAGAAACTCGGATTAAATCAAAATATAGGAACAATCAATGGCAAACCCAATTGAACTATTAACGCGGCTGTTCAAGCGCAGCTCAGCCAGCGCTGTGGTCGCGGAAATATACGCCAAGGCGATCAACCAACCGCTGTTTATTCATCCCGGCATTGGCGAAATGATCGTGCAAGGTTATTTGCATTCCGATATCGCTCAATTAAGCGGCGATTCTGGGCGCAGAGGCCAGAACCAAAGCGAAGCCACCGTCGGCATCCTGGATATTAGCGGCGCAATGGTCGCCCGCTATACGCCGGGCCCCTGCGACAACGGCCCGCTATCCTACGAAGAAATCAAGCAGGATTTCGATGTTTTGATGGCTGACAAAGCCATCAAAACCATCATAGGCCGTTTTGATTCTCCCGGCGGCATGGCCGCTCAAAACATGGACTTGTCCGACCACATCTACGCTTCGCGCGGTCAAGGTAAGCGACTGATAGCTATGGTAGACGATATGGCCTATTCAGCGGCCTTCGCGTTAGCCAGCGCCTTTGATGAAATCTGGATCACCCGCACAGGCGGCGTTGGCTCGGTCGGGGTCGTCAGTTACCACGTCGATCAATCAGAATTCAACAATAAAATGGGCGTCCGGATTGAATATCTGTATGCCGGGGCGCAAAAAATAGACGGCAATCCCAATGCACCGTTGTCTGATAGTGCCCGCGAGCGCTTTAATGGCGAAATAGCCAGATTGTATAACCTGTTTACCGCCACCGTAGCCAGAAATCTCGGTATCAGCGTTGAGCAAGTAAAAAAGACCGAAGCGGGAACCTTCTTCGGGGAAAACGCTGTTTCAGCAGGATTTGCTCATAGAGTCGGCACATTCGGCGATTTATTGCTATCTCTGATCTCTGATGGCGAGACACAGATAACAGCTATCACGATGGAAGAACAAAGCGGCCTAATTGCACAAACAGCCGTTGCTGCAAATATAGCGCAATCTGAAGAAACTTTGGCAGAAGAGCAAGATGAACCCGTACTAGAGTCAGAACCAACGCCAGAAACAGAGCCAGACCCCGCTATTGAAGACTTTGCCGAACAACGTGCCGATACTATCAGCGCAATCTGTACCGCCGCAAAACGCCCTGAAGCTGCAGCGCATTATATCGCATCTGGAATCGATGTCGAACAGGTCAGAGCCGATATGTTCGCCGCGCTTACTGCCGGAAATATCGAAATCAACAACGCCGCACCGATAACCCTAGTAACCAATAAAACCGAGCAAATAACCAGCGGCTGGAATAATGCCTATGCTAAAGCACGGGCATTATCAACACTGAAATAAACTGGAGAAAAAAGCATGACAACATTAACTGAAACAAGCCACGCTGGCGGTTTTATCGTATCAGAAGACGATGAAGGCGCACTTAGCCGGGACGCAATCACCGTTTTATCCGGTCAAAACTTGGTTGCTGGCGCCGTCATCGGGCAAATTCAAACCGCCGCTGCAACGGCTGTTGCTGGAACCAACACCGGCAATGGCACGATGGGCGCTATCACAGTAAGTGCAGGCGCTCAATCTGGCGTATATACCTTAAAAATTACAAAACTAGCCGCTAATGCGGGCGATTTTGAAGTCATCGATCCGCAAGGCGATGTATCTGGCATTGGTTCAGTAGCCGCTGCCTACTCAACAGGAGGTCTTGCATTTACATTAGCTGACGGAGCAACGGATTTTGCCGTAGGCGATACGTTTGCAATTACCGTTGCTGCCGGCTCTGGAAAATGGGTAGAACACAATGCCGCAAATACCGATGGCAGCCAGATTGCAAACGGCATTCTATTCGCCGCTGTCGATGCGACCTCTGCCGATAAACCAGGCGTTGCCATTACCCGCTTTGCCGAAGTTAACGGCGCTGAAATAACCTGGAAATCGGGTATTTCAGCGCCCAATAAAGCCGCCGGTATCGCCGCCTTGGCTGCAAAAGGGATCATCGTTAGATAATTGCATAAACTGGGTTAACAACCCATAAAGTTTTTACCAAGCCGCTTTAAGCGGCTTTTTTATTGCAAAATTTTCAATAACTGGAGCCCTTAAATGGCCACATTAGATATTTTTAGACAAGATGCTTTCAGATTGCAAGAGATGTTGCAAGGCATCGAAAGCGTTCCTTATTTGCCGCAGCGCCTCGGAGCGCTGGGCATATTTACACCTAATCCCGTGCGCACTGAAGTCGTTTCGATAGAAAGCCGTTCAGGGGTTTTATCATTGATTCAATCCTCACAGCGCGGCGCACCGATGGCTAAGCGTACGACCGAAAAACGCGAAATTCGTGATTTTAGGGCCGTGCGTATTGCCAAAGATGACCGAATTACCGCATCTGAATTGGCGGGTATCCGAGCTTTCGGAACAGAAAGCGAGTTGATGCAGGTACAAGCAGAAGTTGCCAGGCGCATTAGTGGCCCTGTCGGCCTGCAAAATGATGTCGAGTTGACTTTGGAAAATATGCGCCTAGGTGCAGTACAAGGCATTGTTTTGGACGCTGACGGCTCAACGATACGCAACTGGTTTACCGAATTCGGCGTTGGTCAAGCAGCAGAAATCGATTTTGATTTAGATAACGCTTCCCCCGCTTCAGGAGCTGTGCGAAAACTCTGCAATCAAGTCGTTCGGGCCATGATGAAAGCAGCAAAAGGCGTTTGGACACCCAGCACGCAAATTTATGCGCTTTGCGGAGATGCGTTTTTTGATGATTTAACCGCTCATGCTGAAGTGAGAGCAACTTACTTGAATACTCAAGCAGCAGCTGATTTGCGCCAAGGCAATGCCTACCAAACTTTTAATTATGGCGGCATAACCTTTGAAAACTACCGCAGCACCGATGACGGCACAACTGTAGCCATCAATACCGATTCCTGCAAGTTCTTTCCTGTCAATGCGCCGGGCGCTTTCCTTGAAGTATTCGCACCAGGTGAACAATTTGAGCATCTTGGGCAGTTAGGGCAACGCATTTACCCAATGATAGTGCCGGATAATGAACGAAATATGTACGCCGATATAGAAGTGTACAGCTATCCATTGCATATCTGCACACGCCCCGCCATGTTGCAACGGGCAAAACGGACATAATTCAACGTGCAGGATCGCCGTAAAAACTTGAGACGAGAAACTGACTGCCCTTTTGAAGTGCAAATACAACAACTGGCAGATCAGTGCAATCGGATCGAGGAATTTATTAACGACGCCAATCCATTAATGACTTATGTGCGCGGGGAGATTACCAGGAATGAACGCCGTTCGGAGATGTACCGGAAGATTTCAGAAAACGTATTGGGGGCGTCGATTATTGCGATATTGGGCATTATCGGGTCATGGGTGATCGAGAAATTCAAGCTTGATTTTTGGGGCAAGTGATGAATGGAGACTTTATTAATCAACGCTTGCCAAGGTTGTTTTACTTGGTCTCTATTTTCAGTTTTTTGAATACGGTTTTAATTGGTCTTATGTTTTTCATGCACATTTCTCTTGAAATTGATATGCAAAAAGCTCTTGATAATCAGGACTCCATGCGCGAAGAAATGAAAGGAATTCATTTAATTGACGGCAAATTGATGCTGATTATAAAAAATTCTCATCACTTAAGCGGCCTAGAACCGGAATGCGTCGAATGCCATACCGTACACACGGATAAATTACACTAATTTTAAAAATTTAACTTAGGAATTGCCACAATGAAACTTACTAAATTCATTACCAACCTAATTATCGGCCTAGCGCTTTTATTAGGTGCAAGCCAGGCCGACGCGCTTGGCTTTTCAGATTATGCCGAAAACAAACTGGCTGATCATCTGTTCAGAAATACCGCGTATTCTGAATCCACACCGGCCAGTTTTTACATAGCCCTTTATACCACAGCCTGTACCGATGCCGCCGCAGGCACAGAGGTTGCCACGGGAGGTTATGCGCGTGTTGCCATTACCCGGTCAACATCGGCCTGGACGGGTAC